ATTGAGTGGGATAATGTAAGCCTGAGTGTCTCGCTATATTCTTTGTCGTGCGTTGAACGCGCGATGGATGTTTTTACCTGGCGCTTGTCAATAAGAATACTCATCACGGCACGGCCGAGTGGCGAATCCTCTTCCACTTTGATGGGCTCCGCCTGGCCATCATACAACTGGGCCAATACAAACTTTTTGAGCTGGGGAAGAATAGGGACTTTAAAGTCTGCGGTCATAGTTTAAAAAATGGTTGGTTAACTTTACGTTTTAAGTCATGCGCACCGATTACCCCACAGATAGATTCGAAGTGAAGATCCTGGAGACCGGCAGGCGGGCATTTATCATTTATTCGAGGTATGAACCAGATAGCCTTGGCGGATTCTATACAGTGGAGTATGAAGACAGCACGCAAGGTCACTTCCTTTATGATCAGCTTGCCCCACCTGATCATCCACTGCATGCACAGATAATCAAATGGAGGGCTGAGTGCCGGAACCGTGGCCTCGAAGCAATGGCCATTGGCATCAGAGGTAGAGCATGGACCGCCTACTTCACAATGAGTGGTCCGCTGGAGTATGCTAAAATAAAGGCTCATCATCCGGAGGTTGAGTTTAAGTATTATTGGAGTGCTTGATCTAAGTAAATTCATAACGTTCGTTGTCTCCCGTGATGGTGGTTTCAAATGGAAACTTCTCCCTGGGTACCTGCTCGATCTGGTCTGTGAGTACTTTAGATCCAGTGAAAACAACACGCTTGTCTCCTGCCTTCTCTATTTGGAGTTTTAAATAGTTTGCTTTAATCTTATCGCCAACAAATGCACTGCCTTTTGGCTTGATGGCGAAGTCTTTAAAATTGAATTTGTTCATTGAGGTATTAGTTTTTGGGTTAGGTGTTTGGCATTGCAGTGGCCGAGCCAGCCGCAGTAAGAAGCTATCGATGGGTGATTAGGATTGCGGCTGAGCTTACGAGCGAAGTTCTTTTTGATTGACTTGCGGATCTTCACGTACCGGTGCCGGAATACATATCCAACAAAGTCAATGCCTCTGGCTTCAATAGGAAACACCTGGTGATTCTCTTTCACCTCCAGCTTCAGTGCGCCCAGGTAAGTTTTTATTTTCTCCAGGAGAGCGTGAAGCTTGGCTTTGTCTGAAGAGAGGATGACGATATCATCTGCATAGCGATAATAGTAATTCTCCCTCTCCACTTCTTTGATCCAGTGATCGAAATACGACAGGTAGAAGTTAGCCAGGTATTGGCTTAGGTAGTTGCCGATTGGTAGACCTGGTGCACTATCAATGACTTCATCCAGCAGCCATAGCAGATCCGGATCCTTGAATTTCCTTCGGAGTAAACCCTTCAGCACATCGTGATCGATGCTCGGGTAAAATTTCTTTATATCAAACTTCAGGCAGTAGCGTGTGCCTTCAGTGTCCTTTAAGTCGGTGTTGAGTTTCCGGAGCAGGGCGTGAATGCCCTTTCCTTTAATGCAGCTGTACGTATCTGCAGTGAACGTGCTTACAAAGATTGGTTCGAGCACATTCATGATGGCGTGATGGGCGATCCGGTCCGGGAAGTATGGAAGCCGGTACACTACACGCTCCTTCGGTTCGTAAATGTTAAAAATGTCGTATGTCGATGTGTGATAGGTTTTACTTTCGAGCTGATCTTGTAACATCAGTAGATTGCCTTCTCTGTTTCGGTTGTGGTGCACAACTCCATACTGATTTTTCTTACCAAGCTGCGCTTTGGTGTCGGCAGCTTGAAGATTTTTCAGGCTGGTGATCTGATCGTATATGTTACCTATTCGTTTCATTGTTCGCTTTGCTTTTCAATAAGTCGCCTCCCCTTGCGGTACCAACGCCTTATGTTTCAATTCGTGATTTTTTGCCTTAATAATTTCGGCAGGGCCTGCGACAGTATTTTATATTCAGCATAGGTGAGAGCTGACATTCGAATTCGTATTCCAATTATCGTAGTCGTTAAACTGAAACCCGGACGAACCGCCCAACCATCGCACAACCTCATTGTCTTTACATTACGAAATAGTCCTTGTATAATTTTTCAAACTGCTTGCCTGCATACTCTCCAGCTTCTCGCGAAATAAAGCAAAGGCGAGAGCCGACAAGCGAAGTCGCATACCAAGCATCGTAGTCGCCAAACCGAAACCCGGACGAACCGCCCATATAGAACCATGGATAGTATTTGTCCCACTGGCCGTTCTCCCAGTTAGGCTTCCAGGCTTTTCCGTTGTTGGCGAGTTTGTTGATGGCACGCGCGATGATCACCAGCTTGGCATGAGCGATCATCGCCTTCCTATCCTTTGCGGGAGAAACCTTGAAATCAGGAAGTACTTTTTTTGAATTCAGACGCTCAACCTTGCAAGCATCCTCGAACGTTTTAATCTCAGTGTAGTTTTTCATAACATGAATTGTTTATAGATATCAGTGAATTGATTTGCTGCATACCTCGCAAGCTTCTCAGACCTGAAGCAAAGGCGAGAGCCGACATCCGAAGCCGCACTCCAATAAGCGCAGTCGCCAAACCGAAACCCGGACGAACCGCCCATGTAGAACCAAGGTGAATACTTGTACTCGTTGGAGTTGTCCCAATCAGGTGTCCATCCTTCGTTGAGTGACTTTGCAAGCAGCTTCACTATTCGATAGGCTACTTCGTCTTTTTCAAGTCCGATGCAGTTAGCATCAAACTCCTCTTGAGTGATGCCTTGATCAGCCAATACATCGGCAACGGTCTTGATGCGATCAGTTACTTTGTTCGGCTTTTCTTTAAATGTTACTTCTCCCGACTGCTTGTCGATGGAGTCAATCTCCTGCCCTTCCGGGATCTCGATTTTCATTGTGTTCGTTTTCATTGTTTTATTATTTGGTTAAAGGATTGTTCTTCAATTCGAATTGCCGCTGGCGATCTTCATTTTTTATCGCGCGCTTGGCATCCATCTCGCGGCAGTTTTGGAAGAAGTAGGAATCATACTCTTCGCATGTGCCTGGTACCAGACCTTTGTCTTTCATCCACTGCTGAAGCTTCTCGGGTGTGCCCAGCTCTACTGTGTTCCAGCTGATGTGGCCTGCTTTAAACTTGGTGTTGTTACCTGTGCGAATGCGATGGTTGCGCAGCATAGCACGCACTTTCTTTTGGTCTATACCAAAGTGCGCGGCCAAGGCGGGTTCGCCCAGGTGCGCATTGGCCCTGGCGAATTCTATCTCTGCGATTGTCCAGTATTTGATCGTATCCATTTAAAACATCGATAGTTGGTTGGCCTCACCCTTCCCTCTCCGCGGGAGAGGGTTGGTTCGGAGTATTGGTTGTTGATTTGATTTCAAAATTTCAAGTGCTTGTTTCAATTGTGGTATTCGTTCTCTTGCCATGCGTGCGCTTTCGGCATACTTGCGGCCTTCCCATTGTCTCGTCATTCTGGAGATCATACACATGAAATAGCTTTTCGTCATTCTCCGCTTGGGGCTCCTCTCCAATGTTGGGGAAAAATACTTTTATAGTGTCACTGCTCACACTATCGCAGGTGTCGTTATGCCAACTTGAATCTGTTAGTTTTAGGGCTGGCACCTCTTTAGTAATTCTGTCAAAATATACTTTCGATTGCTCGGGAGTATGGTAACCAAAAACGGTTTTATATCGCTTGTTGTTTATTGATAGGTCTTTGATTGACTTCTCAACCCATTCGCGCACACCTTGCGAATGATCATCAAATGAAAACGGGAAGGGGTAAAGTCCGTTGTTCAACTTCTGGTTGTCCTCTTCACTTGAATCAGTCCAAGCATTAGACAAATCAAAATAACTCTTTCTAAAGGCCTCCAGCTTTTCGATTAGTTGCGCTGTAGTTGTTTCCATCTTAGTAGTAAATTAAGATTAATACTAAATCTACCATTGCAATGCAATAACCTAGTATCGCTTCGCGTGTCGTTGCCTTGGCTCTCATTTTCTGTAACCGATTGAAACGTATTCCCGATAGGTAACAGGCTTTACCGGATTTATTCCCGTTGTCTTATACACGGGCTTTGCATGCGCATACGTTGCGCAATGTTGTGATGCGCATGAACTTGCAATAATTGCAACCGCTATTCCTAATATAATTAGGCGCGTTCTCTTCTGTGTTGTTGTCTTCATTTCCTTAGTCGTTTGTGGGCGTCCTTTCGTCCTCCCGTTTAATTATAGATCAAATGTAGTATAAAATTTTATACTAGCAAATTATTTATACTAAATATCCGTTTGTAATCGGTTATTATTCGAATCCAAACAAATAAAGCCCTTTCGGGCCATAACTTAAGTGTTTGTAAACGTTTGTAATCGGCTAGCCTGGCATTCGGTTGCCTTCCGCCTCCTTCATTCGTGGGGTGCCTTCCTTCTTTGTCGTTCTCTTTATCCTTGCCGTTTCAGCCTTCAATAAATTAGCTATCCTTCTCCGTTCTATGTCTTCCCTCACTTCTATAAATCTCCGCTCGTAAGCTGCTAAAACTTGCCTTCCCTTGTGTGTAATATCTATCGTGCTTCCGTTGTTCGCTGGTATAATCTCAACCGCTCCCAACTTAATGCACTCATCTATTCCTTGACTTACTTTACGTTGCCATCTTGATCTGGCCCCTGACCAGTCCAACATTTCAGTCCTACTTACCCCAACATTCTCGCGGCCTCTTAAATAAATGTAGGCCGCTAATATCCCAAGGCTTTGCATCTCATTAATCCCGATTTGATACTGACTATGTATAAACCTTATCACCTTCCCATCTATAGACTTATCTCCCAATTTGGGCAATAGATCCATTCCAGGACCCTGTCCCATATTGGGACTATCATTAGTAGTTATTCCCATATTGGGACTACGTGTCGAATTGGGTAA